AAGAATGGTATGGCAGATTCAAATATAAAATCAAAGACGGGCATCAAAAATTCGCTTATCTTTTCACGTTTTTCTCTGATCCATGCTAGAACAGTTGGATATATTGCAAACAGTGTAAATGCAATTCCTCCAAGTAATTTACCTGGCAATGCTAATAGACCTCCCATTCCACCTTTTTCTTTAGGTTGTTGCCCATCTAATTGCTGTTTTCCGTCAGGGTCAACTGGCTCTGCATCAGTAGTTGGAGGTTTATTGGTAGAAAGAGATAAAACAGAAGTTAAAGACTCATTGATCTTAATTAAATTTGAATGTATTTCTTCAAGTATACTACCTGTGCCTTCTTCAGAAGATTCAGGAGTTGCATTTTTAGCTCTATGTTCTTCAACTCGACTTAATGCTTCTGACTTACTGACCATGAGATTTTTACGCGAGCCTTCATTCTCATGGAATCTTTGAGTTTTTTCATTATATCTTAAATTGGTTGCACTTAATTCTTTTTCAGTTGGATTTGCTGGTTCTACTTTAGTAGCATCATCTTTAACCGACACAATTTCATTTTTACTATTTTGTAATTCATCAATTTTATCTGCGTGATCTTCTAATATATTGTCGTGCTGTTTTAATTTTAAGTTTATAGCTGATAATTTTTGATTTTCAACTTTATTATCTACTTGCTTTTTATTAGAAGCAATTTCATTAGATTTTATTTCTACTGGCTGTGCAGGTTGTATTTCTGACTTAACATTTTGTGTTTCTACTGGCTGTGCAGGTTGTATTTCTGACTTAACATTTTGTGTTTCTACTGGCTGTGCAGGTTGTATTTCCGGCTTAAAATTTTGTATTTCAGTTGGTTTTACTGGCTGCGCAGGTTGTATTTCTGACTTAACATTTTGTATTTCAGTTGGTTTTACTGACTGTACTTTTTCATCTTCTTTAGGAACAATTTCTTCAACGGGTAATTCATTTGGAAGTAATGATTGTACTTCTGTCTCATTATTAGTAACTATACCTTCTAGCTCAATGAGCTTAGTCGCTTGTTTGTTTAATTGTTCATCGTGTTCATCTAACTTTTCATTTATATCGTTTAGCGCGTTATTAACAGCATTATCGCTAGATTTAACATTATTGATTTGTCTGTCTACTACATTATATTTTGCAGTTCTCTTTCTTCCGTATAGAGCAGGATCTTCTATTTTAGCAAGTTTATCATTTAAAGATTTAAAAATCTTCTTGATTTTTTCTAATGTTTCTTTGTTCATTTACTTTTTACTCGCCCAAGTAGTGAAGCCCATATAAGCGCCAACGACAGATGCCATGGCAATATAGAATGTACTGAAGACACTATCTAGAGCTTTAATTCGATCATCTGCAATATAAGGAGACATGAGAAGCGCGGTGAAGCCTACCATGGCATACATAGCAAGCCACGCCATTCTACGGCGGTTTTTAAACTTATCTTCTGCAATATTCACTTCAGTTTTAGATATTTTACCATCTCCATCCATATCAACGTTCTCTTGTTGGATGTCATCGGACACTATTAAGAAGCCCTTTCTCGTTTTTCTCTTTCTTCTTTGAGATACGCCAAAAGCATATCTACGTAAATATCCCTTTCAAACGGTATCAAATCTTCTATTTCACTTATTGAATACTTATGATGCTGAGCCATCGCAAAAATCGTTGTATAATAATTTTTGAGACTCGTATGACTCAGCCCTACGTAAAAAAATCTTGTAATGAACTCAATTTAATTGTACGATCATGGTCAAATGAATTCTTGTAATGTAATTCATGATATAGTTTAGGCATCGTAGAAAAGAACTTTTCAATCTTTTCGAATGACTTTGTATCTAAGTTTTCAAGGAATTCTATAAGTTCTTGTTCAGTGCTTTCTTTGGCTGGATACACATTCTCAGAATCATAAATCGTATCGATCGTATGAATCAAAATCTTGTTTAATAATTCACTTTGATCGGTTATATCAGCCATTTTTTCTGTTACAGCTACGCTTGGAAATTTTAAGATCATTCCAACTTCACCGTTAATATCGATCTTATTGTTATTTTCAGGGTCAACCTTAATTTCTACCTCATCTAAATTCACTTCAAAATCATAAACCTTATCGTCTTCATTATCACGATATCTGAGTTTAGCTATATTGTTAACTGAACGCGCTCTTAGTTTTAAAAACACATATTCTAAATCAAACGTTGCCAATTGATTTACATCTAGATCATCAAAACAACAATTATTGATGATTTGTTTTAGTGCCAACAAAATTTCGCTGTTTTCACTCTGTTGAGCCATAAGAAGGATCTTCTCTTCTTTGACTAAAAACGGTCTAAATTTTAATTCTTTGCCAGTTGAAGGAATTTTAATCGTAAAGACCGGTACTGATATTTTTGGTAAAGCCATTGTATACTCCTAATAATTAAAAGAATCCCGATAAACCACCGCCAACAATACTTGCATTGTTAACTAAGTTAATTGCATCTCCTACACTTTGAGGTCTCTTGATAGCCGAAATGGTTTGTGCTATAGTGCCTAACTTCATTAATTTTTGTATAGTAGATAATCCAAAACTAGATGATGCGTCAGCTATAGGTATTCTATCAGTAGCCCAAGTTTTATATTGAAAATTTACTCCAATATTCATCATGCTGTTTGTATTATTCCAATCCATGTCTATTTGATTTATTCTATACGGAAAAGCATCGAACAGACTATATTCTAGAATTTTATCCGACTGATGATCGAATACTGTAATATTTATGTTGCAAGCATAACTGTCTTTGTATGCTACTCTATAGAATTTACCACTCGCCCTTCGATCATCGAATTTTACAATTGTGTTTAACCAATTATGAAAGAACGATAGGATTTGGCCTTTTGCATCACCAATAAATTGAAGTTCTATATCGGTAAAGATTGCTCTATGCGGGAAATTTTCAACAGGACCGGTGCCTAATGGCATGTTGGCTTCTAAAGCCAAATCTACTCCTGGTAAAGAAGTTTTCATACAGAAAAAACTCAAAGAACGTTGGTCAAGGGTCTCGCGATTCATAGCAGCATTAATTTCACTGGATGGAGTGATTGTTACCAAAAAAAGATTAGTAGGCAATACACCGCGAGTACCAATAGCACTCTTAAATTCTTCTATATCGAACCCAGCGGTTTTTCTTTTAGGTAAAGTACCATTTAACCCTATAAAAGTAGCAATTTTACTTGTTATAGCATCGGTAAAAGTAGATGGACCTGGCATTTATCGTATTCCTTTTTTAATTTTTGCTATGCTTTCTTTCCAAACTACATTTTCTGATTTCTTTTGAAATCTTTGTAGAGGTAAAAATAAAGCTAATTCCCATTCTTTAGGAGGAATAAAGGCTATCTTAGACCTTATATTTTTATGTAAATACATGTGTATACATGGTTGAAAAAATCTTAAATTTCTTCTTGATTCTAAAACGCTATATGTCATTTTAGCCAAGCGTGTAGTATTCTGTTCCATATCCTTTGAATTCAAAAGAGAATACATATTGTCCATAAAGATGGCTCTATATGGAGTCGGCAAATAATGTAAATTTAATCCATAAAATCCTTGAGTAACCATTTTAAATGGAAACACTATAGGAAACGTATCATAATAGTCTAATGTTTTTTTGTGTTTAGGAGCATAATTATATAGAAAAAGACTACCTACTTGTTTAATGTTCTTGATAGAAGGAATATGTTCTTTCTCTAAAATTATATTTGTAGGAACGGTTTTATTTTTACTTACTTCTGTTGCCTTCTGCCTAAACCATCTTTGAGATTCTTCTTCACGTTCAAATGTTTCATCTTGTGATTGTTTTAAAATCGTTTGATATATAGACTCTCGTGTATCTTCTTCCATTAGAACATGATACCTAATTCTTTTTCTGTGATTATCATGAATTTCCACTCTCTACTAGAACAGTATTTATTCGCCGCTTCCCATTTCGCTTGATTTATTCCCCATGTCTGAACTTCATATAAATACTGTTTATTGATCTGTGTTTTTGGAGTAGGAGCTATCGTCTGAGATTTAGGTTTAACCTCTATCACGATAGTTTCTATTAATCCTTCTTTATTTTTCTTCTTGACCCAGAAATCAGGGAAATATCGGTGAACTTTGCCATCAATAGGTGACTTATAAGGCACGAAGAATTCTTCGCTTGCCCACTGCACGACA